GCTCTAAGTGGCATACGGTTCGCGTTGAGAAATCCAGATGCATTTGCTTTTTCATAAATCAAATTATAGTGCCACATTTTGCAATTGCTTTTCATCAAGTCTGCCGTGAACATACCAGATGCAAAGAGGATAATTGCACCATTGTCTTTGATTATGCGGTTAATGCCCCCCCCATAAGTCATCAAACGGAATTGGAGTATCCCATTTATTTCTTGTAATCCCGTATGGAAGATCTGTGCAAACCATGTCAATCGACTTGTCAGGTATACTTTTCATTCCATCTCTGCAGTCAATGTTAATCATGACATCAATCATCGGTATACAACCTTCTTGCTAATTTCGGCAACGCTGATTCCGGCTGCAGTTCGCCGTACCTCAACGTCTTTGCCTTTTTTGAGCGCCGCCGCTATAAGGGCGGCTTGCTCCACAACTTTTGTTTGTAAATCATCTTTAATCAACTAGTCCTGCCTCCTTCCATGCTTTATGCAGTTTTTCTCCGTTCCATGCGATCCAGTCAACCATTTCCTCATTCATCGCCCATGCACCAGAAGTAACTAATGAGCTAATTGCAAGTCCCGATTCAATGAGAAATGCATGAACAATTTCATGCTGTAAAATATGCTTTACAAGTTCTTCTGACGATGCTGCCACTGAATCATGTTCTGGATCTGTATTAGGGTCTACATAGTAAATCTTCTTGCCGTAAGCATCGCACCATCCGTCCGCAATATCGCATTGCTTATACTGGTCACGGTTTGCTTTTACAATTTGGTACTCTGTCCCCATTACATTTACTTTATTTGCAATCATCATGTTATTATCTCCGTTCTAAGATTCAATCGAACACATTCCAATGCACTGAGGTGTGCCAAAAATCTTTTCTCGCATTTGTCTAGTGCAGACATATCTGCCTTCCTTCCAGTTAATGCGTTCGTCTTTTCCTTCATCACAGGTGATGGTTAAATCTCCGATATCGAATGGATTTCCATATGGTTTCCAGTCTTCGACAATGTAGCGGAACATATCTTCGACAGAATCAAAGATTTTCATTTCTGCCATTGCGTCGCATAATGCTCCTCTGTGTGGTCTATACTTTACCATGAGTCAACTCTCCTCAAGTTTAATGTTTGCTCGATCTAAGTCATCACAAATAAAGAAATGTTTGTGGGATGTATTTTTCGCTTTAGGAATGTCATTAGGAGAACATTTTCTGAGCAGCAAATCTAATTCACTGCCTATCTCAACTCTCATGCTCCAGTCCAAACTATAGGTTTCTTTGCGTTCACTCATTTCAGCCCTCCTCAAAAGCATAGCCTTTGATTTTATTGTCAACAAATCGAATCTGGGCTGGGCGCACCTCATCCACGCTGCCATCCTCGTATTCCACGATGCCAAATACTATGCTAATTTGTCCCTCTGGACAACCGCCAGCATACACATCTGCTGCAACAGGCTTTGCGAAATTATTCCACATATGGAATAATGCTTTCTTTTCTTCGCCATTTTGTTTTACAATGCATGGGCGAACCCCAAAGCTGATTTCTATATTCTGCATTTGCACCTCCAGTGTACGTGTATACTTGTATCAACGTACATATATATAGCTAGCATAATGTACGTGTATATAGCTAGCAAGTTAATACAAGTGTTTATAAAACAACATTTCTCGGATGCTGCCAGACATGTAGTGTGATAAACTCTTTACAATCACTCCATGTTTGCTGCCGTAATCAGTTTTTAGATACTCTTCGATCAAAACCTTGTTGCTTTGAAGGTCATCATAGTCATCTTTTAAAGATTCTGGTGACTTGATATAGCTTCTTGCAACTCGTTTAAGGCTCTCGTCTGATAGATTCTTGGCATCAAAGCCTGTAGATGCTTTATATTGATGGTTAAACTCAAAAATAATAGCAGTCAGGCTGTTATATTCCTTGTCAACCCAGTCATTTTCCTGTTGCTCTGTAGTAAAGATGTTTCTAGGATTGTTCGAATACAGTCTGTGAAGCTCATCTTTAAGAACTGACTCCTTAGATTTGATAAAATCATCTGGATCAACAGTAGGTTCTTTCTTTTTGGGGCTTGCCCCTGAGTTTTGAGCACTTTTAGTGCGCGAAACCATGTATTTATCTCTATTGTCAACTTTAGTTGATAATAGAGCATGTTCTTTATCTGTATCACTTAAACTACTGTTATACTTAATATTTATTGTATTACTTATCTGTGGACTTTTTTCAACCCCACCCTGTTGATTTTTCTCCATACCCCCACATGGATTTTTTTCCATGTTAGAAGAAATAGATTTTTCATTGACAAAAGAATCAAAAAATTTCTGGGTGAGTATAATGATTCGCTTGTCGATTTCTTTAGTGTTTTCTTTGTATTCAAAGATTCTTTCAATCAATCCCAGTTGCTCAAATTTTAAAAGCATCTTTTGAATACTATTTTCTTTCAAGCCAATGAAGTTGGCAAAATGCTTGTTAGAAGCAAAACAGCCTTTGTCTTTTTGAGTAAGACTGTATATCTCAATTAACAAGAATTTCTCTCTAGGACTTAAATCTGGCGATAAATAAAGACGTTCTGGAATCCAGATTCCTTTAAAATCTCTGCCCTCCGATATTACTATTTCTTTTTTTGCCTTCTCTGACATCTGTTTTACCTCCTGTGCGATAATGTATTCCTGTGATTACAAATCAGTTGCCAGGCAGTCACAGGTTCTGCTTTTCGGGAGCTACCCTAGGCAACTGGAGCGCCGCGAGAAGGATTCGAGCCCTCAGTCCTTTTACAGATCACTAGTTTTCAAAACTAGCCCAGTACCATTGTGGCATCGCGGCAAAAGTGGGTAGAGTAGGACTCGAACCTACATATCCGAAGATGACAGATTTACAATCTGCTGCAATACCAATTCTGCGCATCTACCCAAAGGCCGCCTATACGGTTGCGGCTGACTTGTCCGCAGGTTGATTCTCACGGGGAGTTGCAGTTGCTACTTTGTGGGAAAAGAGAAAGGGATTTCACAAGAGAAAGAAAAAACCACATTGTTTACAAACTGCATATGGACCCCCTGGGACTCGAACCCAGACCCGGCTGCTTATGAGGCAGCTGCCCTAACCTATTGAGCTAAAGGTCCGTATGCGCCATATGGGACTCGAACCCACGACGCCTTGATTAAAAGTCAAGCGCTCTTCCAGCTGAGCTAATGGCACAACAGGGCTAGTTGGAATCGAACAGTGCAGGAATCAAAATCCTGTGCCTTACCATTTGGCGATAACCCCAGCGTGATCTTATCCTCACAAACCACTGGCTGTCAAGACAAGATTTATGATAAAGAACGTAGAAAGTACTACAGCACTGGCAAGTCTTTCTCTGGATCTTTTCTCATTCAGCCATCCTATAATAGAGGTCAGCATAAAGATGTTGAAAAGAGATGCCAGAACGCGGAGAATAAGAACAAACATTAAATATCCCCTTCCTTTCTATGGAGCGAATTTTCAGCCTTGAAGCCGTCAGGATAGCGCTCCCAAAGTTTCTTGTTGTTTTTGATTGCAATATTCTCAAGAGTGGTACCAAGTGCCTCAGCAGTAAGTGCCAGATAATACAGCACATCGCCACACTCCTTGATAAGATGCTCTTTATCAAATGGATGCCCCTGAAAAATCTGCTTTTTGAGAAGATCAACAAGCTCACCTGCTTCACCTGCAGTACCGAGGATACCATTCATAAGCATGTTTTCCTTTGTTGCTTTTGTTACGTCTGATGCGGTTCTCATTACACCACGCTGATATTCATTAAATGTCATTTTGTTTCCTTTCTAGTGATAAGATCACTATACGGCAATGTTTCAATCCAGTCGCAAAAATCTTGCCATTCGTCCAGTTTATGATTTTGACGGGACTTATAAATATTTGCCAGAACCTCATAGTTCAGCATTGCATTACGAGTCTGGTTATAACTGCTCGGAAGAAGTTGAATAAGCTGCCACCAATATTTTTTGTCTTTGGTTTCAATATACTTCTCTCGGTAATAATTCAGGGCTTGTATTGTGAAATCTAAAATATTGTCCGATGAGAAATGAACAACATCTTGAATAGTTACAGGAAAAAACATATTTGCTTTTTCCGTATCCCAAGTATCTGAATAAAAATTAGGGTTTTTCGGAATATGCTCATGGCTAAAATCGCTACGATTAAATTCCTTCTCGGAAATCTTATGCATAGTGCTGCACGAGTTTGCAACTGTACCGACCTTGTAAGTGTCAAATTCTTTCCACCAATAAAGCGGTGCTGTAATGCGGACGTAAACTGGCATCATTCTTAAATATTTCCTATGATCTGTTCCAGCTTTCACCAATTTAAGCATAAGTGTGTGATCGTTGTCCCCAAGTCTATATTCCCCATTTCGTGGACAAAGATCATCACAAGTGCATTCGGCTTTGCATATTTCGTTACTACAACAAACACATTGATAACCGCTATCACTCTTGTCCCAACTATTCATCGGATTACGCATTCCCTCAATCACAAATTCCATTTGTTCGGGACTAGGTAATACAGCATGTTCTAATTTAATCATAAAAACTCCTCTGCGCTGAATGCTTCTTTTTCGCATTCGATAAAATATTCCAAAATTTTATCGAAAAATACATATTCGAAATATTCCGGAAGTTGACGAGTGTCAAGGTTTTCCAGTAAACAAAGCTCAAAAGCATAGTTAAAGCGGTGCAGAGTACCATCATATAATTTTTTATTAAAAGTAACAGTTATGTGGTTAAAATACGGTGGCAAAGCTTTAGCATCAATTCCAAAAGACTTGCTAAGCTTGATTAGCACAGAAATGCATTTATCTATATCACTCATAGACACTCCCTTCTTATCGAGTTGCTGACAAAATAATCTTGTTATTACATTGTGGACAGATGATGTAATACTCTTTCGCTTGAATAGCTTCTAGCAGTGAACAGTCTGACTTAGCAACTAATGATCCACAAGGCGGTAATGTGCTTTCTTGGACATCAGTTGCTTCATCATAACTTAAAAGTGCACCGCAATGTGAGCAACCAATTTGTTGTAATGTACCAGGTCTCAGAATTTTTATCATTCCACATATCCTCCTAACTTTGTTTTGCGGCAAAATCTTTAAGTGTTCCAAGAAGCGCCTCTTTTGATCCAAATTCTGGAAGCTCCAAGATTAAAGCGGCTCTACAAAAGCTGATTGTAGCATCAAGCCCCAAAACAAGCTCTAATTGCTCTAGCTGTTCTTTACCTATAGTATTTGCCATTGAATGAGCTGAAATTGATTGTGGGGCATTCTGTGGCTTTACAGTGGTATTTTGAGAACTTGACTTAGCAGCCATTACATCATTTTGCTGCTTAGACTTAACCATAAAGTCCAAAATGTACTGGCAAAGCTCTTGACGTTCTTTACATGCTTTTATTTTATTTGCATCTGGATTAGGCACAGCTGAGAAATCATTGATCTGCTTTTGATATCCAGAAACGACACCTTGTAACCATGTTGTTGCATTTTCAAATTTTGTAGCCATTACTCCTCCTATTCATCCAAAAGGGATATTGCTTTAACAAACTCGCGAGGAAAGAAAGCTTTTAAGCTAGAAGTGCAAGATACGTAAAACAATTCTTCGTTGGTTAGATAGCCATAGTATCCGTCTTGTGGATTATAATAAGCTTCTATTGTTTCGCTTGTGCCGTCAATAAATTTAACTAAAATTAACTTTGTGTCGTTCATTGCTTATTCCTCCGGCATGTAGTAGATATATGTTGAGAAGTTAGAAGCAGAAATGTTTAATTCCTCAAATACCTCGGCTGCTCTGGCTGGAGTCTTATACTCTGCAAGTACCATGTCTTGGTTTACAGTCCTTGCAAAGATGGTTTCATCACGTCTCAGCAAAGCAACGTTACAAAACTCAACAGATTTGGTTTTGCACTGTGAAATGATTCTCATTAGATAACCTCCTGTTCTTGTGTTCTATCTGGCATGTAACCATTTGGGTAACGTTTATTCGTTCACGATTGATTCCGTGTCCTTCACGGCACAACTGGCAAACCAGTATGTCACCGCAATGCTGACATTCATCGGTTATTTCTTTGGTTGATATTTTCATTTTATAGTTTGAGTATATTATGCCTTGGCGCTATGGCAAAGAAACTGTCAAGGCTCACAGCTTTCGGGTCGCGATTCCCTATCTTTGCCATATGTGTAGTTACGAGTTAAAAGGGGCTTTTTATTTTGGAAAAATATTTTGGGGACTAAGTAGCCCCATGCCGGGGACACGCTCTCAGACCCCTACACCCCCTTTTTGTGTGATCATCTGGCAGCTGTGCAGCTGGTCGCGGCTCCTGATCCTATGGCGGCAAAACCTAAATTGTGCGTATTTGTATATACAAAAGCAACAGTGTTTTGCTGTCCTGGTCTGAGTATACGCACCATTGACCGTTAAAAGTTCGTATAACAAACATTATACGTACTCTATGTTACTTTGAAGATTAACACATATCAAGAAACCTTGACTAATCTTAATTTAAATCGTCAGATAATTTGAAATCCGATAGTTTCGGGGCTTCTGGCTCTGCATCAATAACTTTTTCCCACTCTTCCGCCGTTATCTGTTTGGCTTCTGGTGTTGTCTCAGCTGACAACCGGAACTCTGACGCGTTGACATAGTCGGAATTGTTGGTAAGATCAAAGATTGCAAGCACTGGTGGCATTTTGCCAGTAAATGCAAGCTGCTTCTTGCAAGCTGTTATAACGCCTTTTACCGCGTCTATAGTAGACTTCCAATCACTGCTACGCTTTTCATAGCCTGTGATCATGTGCCGCGTAACTCCCAAAAATGCCGCCCAGGACTCTATATCAGGCACTAGGCGCAGCTTTCCGCCTTCCGTTGGGGTTTTGTTTACGTTCCGGACAAATGTCAGATACTCTTCTGAGTCGTGCTTGAAACTTTTTAGCCCTTCGGGAGAGTTGCTATACATGGGCTGTGAACCTTTTTCACGTGCTCTAGCTAGCCCCTGCAGAGATACGTCAAGGATAGCGTCCAGTTCGTCTCCGTCCATGGTTTCTGCAATATCCCTATAGCTTGGCATTCGTTTCCCTCCTCTTGGCATTCTGTAGCCCTCCTTTCCCTGTATTTCTTTTTGTCGTGCGTATATGTGGCTATATCTTAGCCTTTCCCCTTCAAACGCCTTCTAGCCACCTTCTATGCCCTTCTAGCGCCCTTCTGTGCGTGCTCATCGTGTCCAGCTCTCACATGTGTCCGTCCTGGCTGCCTGTCCTGACTGTGTCCGCCTCTGACTTGATCAACTGTCAGCTCCTGCACTCTATATCTATATATACTTAGATACACTATACACATACCTACTTACCAGATATCTATATACTAGATATACATATA